TCAAGGAGCTGAACCTAACAGTCAGCGACTATTTCTATGCCCATGAGCGGAACCAGCTGATCCCGTACATCCACAGGGAGCTGGATATTGACAACCGCTTCCAGCTTGCTGTCAGCGGGAACCACACGAAAGTGGTCGTGGCCAAGCTGACAAACGGGATCCACCTATGCATCCACGGCAGCGCAAACCTACGGAGCAGCGGAAACATCGAGCAGATCATGATCCAGGACAGCAAAGAGATCTACGACTTTATAACGGAGACCAACGATAGAGTGATAGCAAAATTTAAAACAATCAACAAATCAGTAAGGAGGGCACAACTATGGCATGGAGTAGTAGAGGCGGGCGCAGCGGCAGCCGATTGTCCGCAGCAAGAGGCAGGCGACCGCATGTAGCCGACTTCAGTAACGTACCGTTCTGAGTAGCGGAGTAACAACCTGTAACAAATGGCGAACAAAAAAGGGATATCGCAGGAAGCAAGCAAGAGAGCATTCATCGAAGCCATGTACAAGACATTCGGCAACGTGAGCGCATCCTGCCGTGTAATTGGCGTAGCCCGAAAGACAGTATACGACTGGGCCAAGAAAGACCCGGAGTTCAAAGCCCAGATGGAGAGCGAGGACTATGAAGAGGCATACATGGATGCCATCGAGGGAAAGCTCGCCAAGCTGGGACTCCAGGATGAGAATCCGACAGTACTGATCTTCCTCGCCAAAACAAAAGCCAAGAAACGTGGATACGTCGAGACCCAGGAGAGCAAGCACACCGGGATACCCGCTCCTGTCAATATCAACGTCACGACACCTGAGAATGCAGAGAAGCTGAAACAATTTATCGAGAATGCAGGCAGACTTAACTGACATATTCTTCAAGAACCAAGAGGCCTACGAGAGAGGGGAAAACCTTATCATCAACCAGGGTAGCACAGGATCCAGTAAGACCTGGTCCATCCTGCAATTGCTTTTTATGATTGCGCACTACAGTCAGAAAGCCCTGGTGATCTCGGTGACCAGCTACGCCCTGCCGCATTTGAAGCTCGGGGCTATCCGAGACTTTGACAAGATCCTGGTGAGTTTTGGAGTGAACCCGGCAGAGGTCTGCAACAGGACGGAGAACGTCTACCGGATCGGCAAATCGATAATTGAATTTTTCGGCATTGAGAACAACCTGGCGAAGGTACACGGACCCAGGCGTGACATTCTATACATCAACGAGGCGAACAAGAAGATCACCTACGAGGTCTTTGATCAGCTACACACCAGGACCAGGAAATGCACCATCATCGACTACAACCCCACCTCCCGCTTCTGGGTGCATGAGGAGGTCATCCCGAATTTCAAGCATGCCTACATCCACAGCACCTGGCGAAACAACCCCTACCTATCCCCGGTCGAGATGGAGAAGATCATGAGCAAGTACGGGAAGAAGGGCTTCGAGAACTGGGTGAAGGTTTATGGAGAAGGAGAGGTCGGAGTCCTCGAAGGCCAGATCTTCACCAACTGGACGATAGGCGAATTCGACACCACCCTGCCATACGGCTATGGGCTGGACTTTGGCTACCACCCGGATCCAGACGCAATGGTGAAGGTCGCTGTCGACGAGAAGAGAAAAAAGATATACCTCGACGAGTGCTTCTACGAGACAGGACAGTCGACCGACGATTTAAGAAGGGCCGTCCTACGGACCATCCCCAGTGCCAACAGCCTGATCGTTGCAGACTGCGCTGATCCCCGGACCATACAGGACCTCCGGAAGAAGGACGGGCCGGCACGACTGGGACTTAATGTGGTCCCGGTGAAAAAAGACGGGACCGTCAGTGAGTGGTTGAAGAAGATGCAGGGCTACGAGATCAACGTGACCGAGCAGTCATACAACGCCCAGGAGGAGCTGAGCAACTACCTCTGGTCAGACAAGAAAGCAGGGATTCCCATCGACGCATTCAATCACGTCATCGATGCCTCCCGGTACTATTTCATGTGGACGAAACAGAAAACAAATACCAATGTTTGGATCTAAGAAATACAAAGAGGTCATCGAGCAGCAGAAGGCTATGCTCACCGAGCTGGAGTTCAAAGTGACAGAACAAAACCAGCTGTACCGGGCATTGTACGAGATGCTCGCTACGGGGATGCCCCTATCAAAAGACTCGAAGATGCGGGACTACGTCCGTGAGGGCTACGAGGGCAACCCGGACCTGTTCGGCATAGTCCTCAAGCTGGCCGGGATGTTTACTCAGATCATCAATGATGCCAGGGTAGTCCAGACACGAGGAGACAAAGAGGAGGAGGTAGAGATCGAAGAGATCGAGCGTCTCTTCGACCATACGAATTACTACCAGAACTTTTCCGAGTTCTGCCTCGAGTGGGCCGTTTTCCGATACATCACCGGCAACAGCATCGTCTACGCCCCCAGGCTAACCTCGGGAATGAATCAAGGAAAGCTAACGAAGGACGGCATGCTGCTGATGCCGACTCAGGACGTAACCATCCAAAGCAAGGGCTGGCGACAGCCTATAGGATATTACACACTGGATCTGAACCAGACATGCAAGATCGGAGTAGCCGACGTCTGGCATGAGAGGTTCGCTCCGACACTTGACTACCGAGAGGGACGGAACTTCATGGGCATGTCGCCTGTCAAGGTCGCCGCCAACATCGTCAACAGCCAGAACAAGGGCTACGAGGTGACTTCCAAGATGTACGCCTACGGACACCCGCCAGGGATCCTGTCCAAGAAAGCAGAGGCCGGCGATGACACCACGGCCGAACAGGAAGCCAAGTTCCGGGAGCGTTACCGAACCAAGTACCAAGGAGTCGACAATATGGCTATCCCGATCTTCACTATGGGAGAGATGACCTACACCAAGATAGGCTACGACAACCTGAAGGAGTTGGAGATCGTCTCCATGAGCGAACACGGACGGCGCATTTTCTGCAACATCCTCCAGGTCCCCTCCCAGCTTTTCAACGACCCGCAAGGAAGCACCTACAACAACATGCTGGAGGCAAGCAAGGCCATCTACACCAACCGGCTGATCCCCGATGTCCTGCAATTTACCACAGGATTCAATAAAATACTCAAGGCTTACGGTGACCTACGCCTAAAGCCCGACTATTCAAATATTGAATGCCTCCAGGAGAACAAGACCGACAAGGTGAAATGGATCAGCCAGATGTTCGCCGACGGAGTCATCTCCGGAGACGACTACCTGGAGATGATGGGAGAAGAGCGCACCGGACTGCCTGAGATGCAGGTCCGATACATCGACGCCAACCGTATCCCAATAGATTACAATGAGAGTGAGGAAGCCAGGGAGCGGAGCGACAAATTCTATGAGAGACATGGCCTATCGCTGGCCATTTAAATACGAGAACCATGACAGCAACAAAGAGACAGACAAAAGCAAAAGAGACCTTCACTAGGGCAGAGGTAGAGAAGATCCTCGCCAGGCAGATCGAGGCATGCGCTGCAGCCATCGATGAAGCCGGACCGGTGACCACCAACTGTGCCAGGGAGAAGATCCGCAAAACAAAGGTAGTGGAGTACTGACAATGATAGGATTAAAGGAACATACCAAACAGAGGAGTAATGCTGGGAGAGCCTGGCAGACGCTAGACAGACAGAAAGCCAGCTACCGCAGGGCAATGAGGCCCGTCTTTATGCGAGCCTTTGATGAAGAGATCCGGCCCCTATACGACCGGATCCGGGAGGTCGGTGATATCCGAGACCTGGAAATACCACCACTTAATCACCAGGCAATAAAGGATGCCTACCGCAAGCTATACCTAGCCACCGCCCTCCCCTTTGCCCTGGAGGCCCGAAAGAAATGGCGCAAACGTATAGCCCGGAAAGCGGAGGATGACAAAATCTTCGAGAGCCTTATCACCAGCGAGATCCTGGCCTACCTGGAGACCAGGGCCGGAGATATGATCGTCGCCGCCGGAGACACTACCATCACACTGATCCAGAATCTACTGAAGAAACTGACGCCGGAGATCCTCGACATGGGCCTCGGCATGGGTGAGGCCCAAACCATGCTCCGGGACCGGATCGCCAGCGAGTGGCACGAAATGAAATACTACCGGACAGAGCGCATCGTCCGGACAGAGATAAACAGAGCCTCTAACTGGGGAAGCCTGGAAGGAACCAAGAGCCTGGGAGTTGAGATGAACAAGATATGGATGTCGGCATTTGCCAAAGACTCCCGGGATGAACATACCGCTGCCAACGGCCAGAAGGTAGATCTCCATGACGCCTTCACTGTCTGGGGTGAGAGACTACAATACCCAGGCGACCCAGCAGGGAGAGCCGAGAATACGATCAACTGTCTGTGTGGATTTTATGAAGAACTAAAATAAAGAGCGAAATGGAACAGGGAGTCATACTCAAGAATCTGGAGTACCAGGTGAAGGACCTCGACGACAAGAAGGGCATCGTGGTCGTTTACATCAACGCCTTCAACGTCGAGGATACTGACGGAGACATCTCGCTCCCAGGATCCTTTAAACGGACCTTCAAGAATAACGGCAACAGGATCCAGCACTGGCTGAACCACGACCGCAACAAGCTGCTCGGCGTACCGATCAAGCTCGGAGAGGACGACTTCGGAGCCTACGCCCACAGCCAGCTGAACTTACAGAAGCAACTGAGCCGTGATGTTTTCGAGGATTACAAACTATTCGCCGAACACGGTAAGACCCTGGAACATTCTGTCCGGGTGCGTCCCATAAAGTTCGAAGAGGACCGCACCGGGGATCACTTCACCAGGAAGGTCAGCGAATGGATGCTGGTAATGGAATACAGCACTGTCTATGGCTGGGGAGCCAACAGCGAAACCCCTCTGATTGACATAAAGGCTTTCTCAGACCTGGAGCTGATGATGCGCCAGGGCAACTACAGCAACGAGAAGGCCCAACTCATTGAGGTGACATACAACAAACTTAAGAGACTGCTCGAATCTGATGACTCGCAGGACACTCGCCCAGGCGACCCGTCCGCACTCAAGGAGGAGAGAGAGATACAGAGATTATTCAACCTATTAAAATTTTAAAAGATGGCAGAAGAAAAGAAAACGGTCGAACAGATCGCCGAAGGGATAAACAAGGCCATTGATGATCTGAAAAAATCAGTCAATGAAAAGGCCGACCTCACGGCCCTCGAGACCAAGTTCGCAGCAGTGACATCGAAGCTGGACAAGCTCTTTGACAAGGACGGGAACACCGTTGTTCCCGAGCACGTTGCCAAGCAGCAGGAGCAGCTCGATGAGATCTCTACGCAGCTCAAGCAGCTCGGAGAGTACCAGGATGCCAGAGGCAAGAGCCTGGGACAGCAGATCTTCGAGAGAGTGAAGGGCGACGAGTTCAAAGGAAGAGTCAAAGCCTTTTCCGGAAGGGGAGAGATCGCCAGCTTCGAGGTAGCCAGGAAGGCAGCCAACATCGACACTGACGACATCAACGCAGGAGCAATTGAGACACAGACCGACCCTGGCGTCTCGTCAGCACCATGGCGCAACACCCCGATCTGGGATAATATTAATAAGGGGATCATCGGCCAGGGCCGTGACAGCATCTCATGGTGGGAGGAAACCACCAGGACTGACTCGGCAGAGATGGTAGGAGAGGAGGCTGCACCGGCAGCAGGATCCGCCAAGACCTGGACCAAGCAGAGCATGGATATCAAGATGATCAAGGACTACACGAAAGTGACCAGGTCCGCACTCGAGGACTTCGAGTACATCACATCTGAGATCAATGACCTGATCAGCAACGGCATACCTCGCAAGAGAGAAGCCCAGCTTCTGGAAGGGAGCGGGCTGACAGTAAACCTCAAGGGCATATCGCAGTATGCCAAGAGCTTCGCATGCCCGGCCAACTTCAACAAGGTGGCAGCAGCCAATGAAGGAGACGTCCTTGCAGCAGCCGTCATCCAGTGTATGAACGGCGACACTGACGACAAGAACAAGAAAGGCTTCATGCCGAACCTTGTCGTGCTTAACCCTGGCAACCACGTGAACATGAGGCTGCTGAAGAACGCCAACTACAGCTACATCCATCACCCGCTGCTCTCCCCCGACGGGGGCCTGTTCAACGGCGTGAGGATCGTGACCAGCCTGGACCTTGAACCCGGCCAGTTTTATGTCGGCGACTTTTCCAGGGCAAAGGCCTACATCAAGAGGACCATGCGCATCTCGTTCCATTACGAGAACGAGGACGACGTTCTCAACGACCTGGTCCTGGTGCTTGCCAGCGAGAGGATCGCTGGGCTGAAGGTGACCACACCTGATGCATACGGATTCGTGACCGGCACATTTGCAGCTGCACAAGCACTGATTGAAGAACTTGCAGGATAACGGAAGGAGGAGAAACATGAAAAAGCTGATTTTCATATTTATATCAATGGCTTTCCTTGTGGCCTCCGCTACAGGACAGAGCAAGACCAGAACCGTCGTCTCGCACGTGATGAAAGCCGGCCAAACCTACTATGAGTTCGTCCCGAGGGCAAGCGATTATATCGGAGGAAAGAATGGGTACGACACCCTCTACTTTGAGATCGTGACCAACAAGAACGTCCCCACCAACTGCAACATCCGTGTGGACGTGACCAGGGTTGGTACGACTGATACCTACGATATCGACCTCCAGGGCAAGCTCTTCGAAAAGAGTACCTATGCAGCACTCATAGAGAGTGCTACGAACACAGCGTCAAAAGAGCTGTCAGACACTACAAAGGTACATGCAACAGGTGCACCGAGTAAGTTTTATCGCTACTACCGGGTGATCGTGAACGACGACGATAGCGTCGCCGCTACTGACTCGCTGGTAATCAACAAAGTGAGCTTTAAGCTTTACGAGCGGTAGCCATTAATAACCAATTGAGGGAGGCGGGAGCAGCCCTCCTCCCTCTTTTTAAAAACAAAAAAAACAGGAGTTATGAGATTAGTCAAAGTGACACTGAAAAACGGTAAGGTAATCAGAGTCCTTCCCAGGGAGGTCCCCGGGCTGAAGGACGCCGGACTACTCAAGGAAGAGAAAGGTAAGACCAAGACCAAAGAGGAGAAAGAAACCGGATCCACAAAGGAGGACGCCGGCACGAAAGCCGACGAAGAGCAGGAGGGTGCTGGACCTGACAGCCAAACCGAAGAAGGATCTGATAATGATGAACCTGCGAAAGATGAACAGGCAGCAATGGAGCGAATGAAGCCCAAGAGTAAAAGACCGCCAAACATCACAAGTGCTAACATCAGTCAAGGACACTAAAACATAAACAGGAGCTACAATGGATACCAGGATAAAGGAAAGCATAAAGACGGAGATTCTCACGCTGAAGGA